GTTTTTTCCTACAGCCCCCACAGTATTTATTTCTAAATACTTTATTATTATAGCATATCTCTTTTGAAAAATGTGTCGAAACGTGGCAAAGATAAAAGACTAGATTTACTAGTCTTCTAAATTTTAACCAAAGATAAGTCAATTTCTTTAGGTAAATCAATATTTATTTTATTATCTATTTTATATTTGTAATCTAAAATAGTTACCCCAGATATCTCATCTGTTTCAATGCTCCTTCTTAAATATACGCCATCAGATATTTCTTCACTAATAGAAGCAATTGGCTCTCCAATACTTACATACAAGATATCATTTTTCTTATCATAGTTTATTGTTAATGTCGACATATTGTAATCCCTCCCCATTAACACCTTGTATATCTCTGCATACAAAAGCTGTCGTTACATTTCCAATTTTATCATCTGTATATTCTACGACAGTTTTAGTATATAGGTTACTAAACTTAGAATGCACACCTTTTTTGAAAAATATACTTCTATTAGGAATGTTTTTACTTTCATAAACAACTTCTGGTGCATTAATCGTTTTTCTTATCGCCTCTGTTTCGCCTTTAAGTTCAGGATGATTATCTTCTATATGTTTTAAGTCTTCCCCATACAAAAAAATGGTTTTGTTAAAAATATCTGTTGTTTCAAATACAATATTACTCGTTTTGTCCATCTTTTATACCCTCTAAATTTATTTTTCCAAAATTTTCTTCATAATCATTCATAACATTTTTCAAAATGTTTGAAAAAGCCTTTGCATGTTGAGGACTCATAGTAATTTCGCATAATCTTTTACTTTGTATCTTTCCTTCTTCTGAAGTATTATAATTAATTTTTAATTTTACGTCAAAAGCTGTTGTTTCAATTTCAATACTATTTGTATAATAAACATTTCTTTCTTCCATATTTTTCTCCTTATATTATAACACAAAATTTACATAATATCAAACATTTTTATTTGCAAGTTAATATTATACCATTTTATTACATTTTGTCAAGAAAAATCATTCGACACGAAATGTCGAATTTTGGAAGAAGGTTTTTCCTAAAATCAAGCCAAAAATCGACCTTTTAAAATCGTTTCTAAGCCTTTTTTATTTTCAATGAATATACTTATATGCCTTGGTTTTCGGGTGTTTTTGCTTATTTTTTATCTATAAACATTTTCTGAAACAAAACCATACCTTCCAGTAGCTGGAACATATATTTTATTAACATTTCCATAGTCTGCTATAACTTTTACTCTTGTTTTAGGTAAGTAATAATACTTTGCTCCAGTTAAATTCGAGTTAGAATATATTATTGTATTGCTCTTAAATTTCTTGTATTGCCCTGTTAGTTTTACTCCTGATATTGTTATCGTTCCAAATGCAGAGTTATCTACATAAGCATATCTGCCAGTTGCACTAATATAAACTCTATCCACTGTACTTGACACATTCTGTAATATCTTAACTTTCGTATTCTTTAAATATGTATATCTTGTTCCTGTCAAATTTGAATTTGAATACAATGTAGTGGTTGATTTTAGTTTCTTATATTGCCCTACTGTATTTGGAACTTGTACGTTGCTATCTGTTAAGTAATCACTAGACACCCACTCATTCATTCCAATATTACTCCAATTTGAACTTTCTTTGTAAACTGTTACTTTATCTCCGTTGTATTTTCTGCCTACTATACTGTAATTTGTACTAGGTCCACTTCTTACATTTAAAGAAGTATTTACTTTTACATATCTTGTGTAACTTGCTGTTGTTACATCTGTTCTGTCCACTTCTGTATTGTTACTTCTGTCATTTTTAAAAGCGAAGAATCCACTATAATTTGCATAAGCTCTAAACACTTCTTTTTCTACATAGACCGTGTTACCTTCGACTTGAGCTTTACCTCTACGTGTACTTAAATTAAATTTTCCACTGTATAGATATGGGTCATATATTTTTAGCCTATCTCCACTATCACATTGTCCATTTCCGTTAGTATCTTCATAGCCATATATTAATATGAAGTGTCCTCCTGTTGTAAACAATCCGTTTCCACAAGCTGATATTATCATATAGTTTTGTTCTAGTAAGTCACATACATCGTTTAGTTTATATATTTCTTTATAGCCTATATCGAACACATCTGCTGTCCATCTAAATGCACTCCAATATGTGCCGTTGTTAGCACTTCTATAGCCGTGTTTTACATACAAATCAGCCATTTCAGTTGGTAATATTGTTCCTTTTATTGAACTAACTACCATTGCACTACAAGTTGGTCCACATGCACTTGAGCCCATTGTTTGACTTGAATTTCCTGTGCTTGTATATAGTTTATTTTTCCAACGTGGATCTATTTGGCTATAATATGTAAGCCCTGTATATTGTCCTAGGCTTACGCTTGGCAATTCACTAGAGCCATTGTAAGCTATCTCTCCTTGTAGTTCAAAACCTTCGTCTTCTACTTCTTGCTCTTCTAGTGCTTGTTCATCTTCTACATAAGCTTCTGGTATTTCTTTTGTAGACTGATTTTCTTCTATTATACTTACTACTGTTTCTACTCCTTCGCTGATTTCCTTTATATCGTCATCAGTATACTTTATACCAAAAAGCATTCCTGCAATTGCTAATACTACTGTTACAACTGCTGTAATTATTAGTTTCTTGTTTTCCATTATATTTTACCTCCCTTTGATTCTAATTCTAATATTGATAGTCTTGTTTCGTGGTCATTTAATTGCTCATGAATCTTATTTCTATCTTTTTGGCTAAACTTCATTTGTTCTGTTAACACCTCTATTGTTGTGTTTAATTTTGTTATTGTACTATTTAGTTTTATTATTACTGTGAAAATAGGTATCATTGATACTATGAAGGCTATTACTGTTGTTACTGTATTATCCAACTTCTCTCACCCCTTTTGCTCATTTTCTAATTTTTCTATTCTTTTAATTAAATCTTGCATAAAGTTATTTTCTTTTTTTAGTTGTTCTATTTGTTCCTGTTGTTCTTGTATTGCTTTTGTTGCAGTTGCTAAAACCGACAATACATTTATTTGCCAATCCTCTTTTCCCCCAGTTTTTATATAATGCACAAAATTTTCATCTATCTTTTGCATTTCTTGTGCAATGTAACCTACTTTTTGATGTTTATTATCTTTTTTCCAATCAAACTGTTTGTGTTTTATTTTTTTTATTGTCTCTATTGCATTTACTTCTGTATCTTTTACATTTTTCTTTAAATTAATATCAGATGATGAAGCCCACAAATTAAATCCTGTATTGTCTCTTTTCCCAACGTGCAAATAATCACTTCCTGAACTTCCTGCACTAAATGCACTTACATTGTCACTTGTTGCCATATTATCTACATTTATTATTGAATTGTTTTTAAAGTCTATGCTATATCCACCTTCAACATTTAATCCTCCTTCAATTAAATCTCCAAGTGCAAAGCCTTTTTGCCCAAAATATCCTAAAAAAGTTCCATCTTTTGTTGTTAAGTTTATTTGTAGTTCTTCTGTTGTAATAGTGCCATTTGTAATATTTATGCCAGGAGTTGTTAATGTACCTACAATTGCAAATTCTCCGCCATATTCGCTTTGTTCTTCATAATATGTTCCTACAGTATAAAAAATCGGATAGAATGTTCCATTTTTTTCTATTCCCCAAGCCATTCCGCTTATTATTATTTTGACTAACATTCAGATTGAAAGCAATCATCGGGGTATTTTTATAATTAATAACTCCTACATCTCCAATTTTATTTTCTGAGCTATCGTAAAAGTGTTGTCCTGCTTTATCTAACGACATTAATATTTTTTTTGAATTATCTAATATTGCTAAACTAGCATTTCCGTTTAATATCATCATTTGTATAAATTCTGTTATTTTATTCCAAGCAATTTTTACGTTCTCAAAATTTTGTACTATTTTTGTCCCTAATTCCGTTTCATTTACCTTTTTGCTTACTTCTGAAGTAATATTTTCTTGTTGTAATTGTATTGTTGAGATAGATTCATTTGTATCACTTATAAAATCTGCTAAACTTTCTATTCTCGCAGTCGACATTGTTCCTGCCTTTATAAAATCTGCATTTATTTTCCCATCCATAGTAATAGCCGTTTCAAACGGTCCCTCGTAGCCGTTAGAACTGAATCCTATCCCACCTAAACCAAAGCGCCATACATTTTTTGCTTTCTCTTTTGGCAATTGATCAAGTATTAAAATTTCATTTTCATCTATATATACATACCCTTTTTTGTTTAAAGAATTGATGAGATCTGTTTGTTCTTTTATTGTTATTTCTTGATTTGACACTGACTGTTTTATTGTTTCTATATTGTTTTTTATGCTATCAAATTTTGCTTTCACATCTCTTTTATAATTTCCAAACGTTAATGAAATCACTTTGTTTAAAATTAAATCGTATTCATACTCTAAAACTTCTGTAAATATTTTTACAGAAGGATGTAAAACTTTTATTGTATCTCCTATTTCTAATTTTTGATTTATATTAGATTCTACAGTATAACTTACTTGAGGGATACAATATTCTTCAAGATATTCCTCCGCGTTATTTTTTAATTCATTTAAAAGATTTGCTTCTGTTTGTTCTTCGCTTTCCAATTTTGTTTGAAATTCTACAATTTTCGTGTAAGGAACTTCATATTGTACTTCACTTTCTAAATATACTTCTTTTAGAAGCAATCCATTTGGACCAACAGGCAAAATTTTTGTACATACATTAGACCAGTCTTCTAAAATTTCAAAGCCTTGCATGTTTTTGCCATAAGCAATAGTTTCTCCATTGTCATTTCCGACCTTTTGTTTAAAACTGATATTCCAATTATCCGCATCAAAAATGCCTCCCCAGCGTTCTTCAAAAATCTCCCAAGCCTCTAATAAGTTTTTGCGTACTAGATAAACTGTATTTATGTTTTCTACATCTGAACTAACAATAGAAAAAGGACTGTTTTTATCAGTCCTTTCATTAATATATTTTAACCCGTTTAGCCCGTTTAAATCCGTTGGCCTTACATCAAGTAAAGCATATTTTCTAGAATCAAACATTACATGCTCTGCTGTAAATTTTATTTTTTTAGTAGTATATTTTATATTTTTATTTATTCTGAATGCTTGTGGATTAAGTTTGGATTTTGTTTTGACTACGCATAACTTATCAGCTTTTATATATTCTTTGTATTTTATTGATATCTCTACATCTATGTACCAACCATTTAAAGATTTTTTCTTTACTTCATGACAATATGAAGGATTGATAATTATATTGCCTGCTGTGTTAAAATCAGTATCCGTTGCATTAAATATTTTAATCATAACCATCTATCCTTTCTTTTGCATTTTATTATACAATCTCCATCATACATTATAATATCATTATTTCCCTCTTTTAGTTTTGGAAATTCGAAATCTATAACTAGCCTCCTGTTTCTATCTAGTCCTTCATACTGTACTGTCATTTCTTCGCAGTCTATTTCTACATAGTCATCTTCTTCAAAATTATACTTGAATCTGATGCCATTTATTGCAATTTCTACTTCTTTAAATACAGTTTTCTCTAATCTGATTATTGGCTTACTATATATATTACCTTGATTTTCAACCTTTTCATCCGTATCTTCTAGATATTTTAAATTTATGATACTACCTTCCAAACTAAACATTGTATTTTGACCTTTATATAATTTCAGTTTTTGCAATTGATTATAAGCCTCTTGTTGTGCTGTAGTGTAAGGTACTATTTCTTCTTCTGATAGTTCGTATTCTACTGTTATTGGATTAGATTGTAACCATGTTTTAAGCTCTGCGACTGTTGTTGCTTTGGATTTATCTATAAATATTACAAATTGTTTTTGCATGCCAGATGAAGTCGACCATCTGAAATGTTCTGTATCTGAATCAGCAGATGACAATCTAAAATGGCTACAAAGTGAAGCTCCATTATATTTAGCAGGTTTTTCTAAGTTTATATAAAACCTTTCTACATTAGTTAAAGAAGCTGTCCAAATAGCCCAATTTTCATACTTGCCTCCGTCTAACACAACTTGTTTCCTCTTATGATGTATTCCATCACTTGCTAAATAAGAGCCTTCGTATAATTTTTGTCCTTCACTTAATGGAAAATCTACTTTTTGTTCTTGGTATGGGGTGTATACTTTAACAGTTTCTGATTCAGTAAGCATTATTTCTTGAGTTGTCATATCTAGATTATTGTTAGATGTTCTATATTCTACTTTCATAAACGCAATACTGTTATTGTCAGGATTTGTCCATGTAGTATATGAATTTCCACTATCTGTTCTTAAATCCATAGAATTACCTAAGTAATTTAGTTTTTTATCGTAATAAAACACACACGCAGCAAAATTCGTTGCATATATTTTATTCTTTGTTGTTGGTATAAAATTCTTTGAACATACACTGCCTTTTTCTGTTATTTCTGCTGCTGTAAGCCAAGTAAGAATAGTGTTAGTTTTCTTATCAAACAAATTCTCTCCTACATCTTTTATCTCTACATTTCCTTCTACATTTTCTATTGGACTTGGGTAGTCTGGACTTGGACTTGCTCCTCCTGCTTCAAAAGTTAAATCTGTTTCGGTTGAGTTTAAAAGCATTGGATAAAATGTAACATTATTTACTGTTTCTCCTTGAAGAATTACTACATAAATATTAATGTTTGTAGCACCTTCTGGAATAGTAAAACTACTAGTTGCTGAACCTATATATGTTATTGTTCCATCAGCTTTCTTATAAGAGCCTCTTATTGCTTGTTTTGTATATGCATTATTTTCTCCTACTAATTTATAAGAACCTGCTGCAATACCATAATTATTTAGATTTGTAATAGAAAATGATGCATTAATAGTTGCCGTTCCGTTTGCTGTTATACTTTTGTCTTCATTTACAGTAAAAGTTATTCCATTTACTGTTTTAGAATTGCCATCATAATAGTTGTAAGGTAATTTATTCTTTCCACTTCTTGTATCTTGAGTTGTTGAACCTTCAAGCTTTAAATCTACAACATTTTGTTCTGCACAATTTAGTAGTTCTAAATGTTTTCCTTTTTTTTCTTTTACTTTATTATCTTTTATTGTTTCAAATATATCATTTCTTTTATATTTGAATGGCTGACAGTAAAATGCTACTGAGCCCTTTCTTAGTCTTAATAATCTTTCTAAATCTACTTGTTCATAAATCGCTGCTTTATATACTTTGTCATTTTCATTTTTAAAGATTAAATCTCCTTCCCCACTAAAATATGAAAGTATTTTATCAACATTAGCATCTTTTTTTAATCCTATTTCTACATTTCTTATACGAGTTTTATATCCTAATTTTTCGACAATAGCTCCGTCTCTTCCATCTATCGTTGTTTCTTTTGTTCTTATAGCAGAGCTAGAAATTGGTGGTTCTGAACATATTATTAGTCCTGATATATCCTCGCTATTTATATTTTTAAAAATCATATTTTAATACACCGCCTCTGCAAGTTTAGAGTCAACAAAATTTCCTACTTCTCTGTCATTTAGTTCTACTTTCATTTCTTTTAATGCTTCTTTTAAAGCTTGTACTAAATAACTGTTATTGTTTTGATTTGTTTCTATGTTTTTTGTTGAATTGATTTCCATCGAAGTGTCAAATTCTGTTGGAATTGCATTTTGCATATCTGTTGTTACGTTTTTCATTGTATCTGTAAAGCCCTCGCCTAAACCTAGTGCCAAATTTTCTCCTATCTCATCTTTAAATAAAGTAGATGGAGAGTGTATTCCAAAGAAATTCTTAATTTTATCAGTTAATCCATTTAACATTCCTTTTACTTTATTCCAAAGCCATGTTCCAAGCCCTGACATTCCTTCCCACAGTCCTTTTAGTAAATTCTTTCCTACATCTTTCAAGCTTCTTACTCCATTCATAAGTCCTTTAACAATTGTGCTTATTATTTGTGGAATTTTAGATAGTAATTGAGGAATTGCTTTTATTAATCCAATCCCAAGCTCTACGATTAATCTAGCTGCCGCCTGTATAATTTTTCCTATCATTTCTGGATTTGTTAGTTTAGTTACAAGTTTTTCTATTATTGTTGGAATTTTCTCTATTAATTTAGGTAATGCTTCTATAAGTCCTTCTGCTAAAGCAATAATAAGTTCTATTCCTGCTTCAATTATTGTGTCAATATTATCTATTAATGTTTCTGCCATAGTTAATATAGCATCAACCATAACTGGAATTAGCTGTGGCAATGTCTGTGAAATTCCAGTTATTAATTCAACTAGCAACTCTATTCCTGCCTCTAAAATAGCTGGCAAATTAGATGCAATTCCAGTTATTAATGCATTTACTATTTGAAAAGCTGCTACACCTATTTGTGGAGCAAAAGTTCCTATGCTGTCAATTATTTGTGTAAATATATTTGAACACGTTTCTAGTATTTCTGGAAGATGCTCCACTATTTTTTCACCCAATTGACCAACTAAAGCAATTACTCCATCTATAATGATTTGAACTCGTGGCATTATGTTCTCTGCTGCCGTTCCAATACTTTCAACCAGATTGTTTACTAACCCATCAAAGTCTGCATTATCATCTGCTATTCCTGTTAACATATTAGACCAAGCAGATTTCATTGCCGAAACGGAACCTTGAATTGTTGTACTTGCCTCTTTGGCAGTTGTTCCAGTTATTCCTAATTCACCTTGAATTACATGTATTGCTTGATATACATCGTTTAAGTTACTAATATCATATTTTACTCCTGAAATTTTTTGTGCATCAGCAAGAAGTCTTTCCATTTCTGTTTTAGTGCCACCATATCCCAGTTTAAGGTTGTCAAGCATTGTATAATTCTGCTTCGCAAATCCTTGATATGCATTTTGTATCATATCCATAGAAGTACCCATTTTGTTTGCATTATCTGCCATATCAGTAATTGCCATATCTGCAACTTCTGCTGATTTTGCTGTATCTCCATTTAAACTTTGTAATAAACTAGCAGAAAAGGCTGTTACAGTCTCCATGTATTCGTTTGCTGAAAGTCCTGCTGTTTTATATGCATTATTTGCATAGTTTTCTACTGTACTTGCATTGTCTTTAAATAAAGTTTCAACACCACCTACTAATTGTTCGTAATCAGCATAGCTATCTAATGCTTGTTTTCCAATTTTGATAAATGCAGAACCCACTTCTTTTACTACACTGCCTAATTTTTTAATTCCTGAAACTATTGCTTCACTTAAAACATTTGCTTTTAAGATATCTCCAAATTTCAAGGCTCCGCTTCCAGCATCATCGAAACCTTTTTTCATTTCTTTTATTTCTTTTGTACTCTTATCTGTTTGTTCTTCCATTGAAGCCAATTGTGACTCTGCATTATTTAATTGTGTTTTAAACAATTTTACTTTTTCATTGTTAGAGCCATATTGCTTTTCTGCTTGTTTTAAAGTTTCTCGTAATTCATTAACTTTTTCTCTTTGCTCTTTAATTGTGTTATTTGCACTATCATAACTTGTTTTTGTTTCTTTTACAGTTTTTTCTCCATTTGTAAATTGAATGTTTGTAAGCTTTAATTCACTAGAAACTTCTTTTAGAGAACTTGTTATATCTCTAAGTGCCTTTCTATATTCACTTTCTCCAGAAAGCTTCACAGATCCACCAAAACTTTTTCCCAACATATTCACCTTCTTTATCTATAAAATAAAGAAAGGCTTTGGGCAACTACTTCACATTGTTTACTTGTGCGTGTTCCTCGCTCTTTTCTTTTTGTATTCTAATTATTTGTTTACATCTATTACACTTAATTTCTGCATCAATATAATTTGCAAAAATTAACGTTAATCCACATTGTGGACATTTTATTTTTTCCATTTTGAGCTCCTAATCTGAAAGCCATTCGCCTTCGTGTGCAATTTTCTCTTCTAATTCACTATATCTTTTCTTTGATAACTGAAAATCATAATTTATTTTATAGTGTTTATATAATTTTAATAATTTGCTTAATGTCATTCGCCCTACTTCCTTTCGAGAAAATCCTAATAAGCAATGTCCAATAAACAAAATCCACGAGAAATCAATTTTGTAATTTTCTTCCTCGTGGATTACGCGTTTTTTTGTGTGTCTTCTACTTTAGTAGAATTTATTACTACTTCGTTTGCTTTTTCTGCTATTTCTTTTAAGCCTAAGTCTGTAATTATTCTTCCTACAAGTTTGCTATCTACAAATGCTTGTTTTTCTTCTTTGTTTTCATTTTCAATGTCTATTCCTTCGTTGATCATCGCCTTAATTCCAAATTTCAAAGCTTTTATATTAACTTCCTTTTCTTTACTGTCTGTTAATCTTCCCCACTCTTCATAAGAACCATATTCTTCTTGTATTTCTTCTAAAACGTTTAAAGTGAATGCTAATGGGTATGTTCTTTCATTTACCGTGAAATGAGATATTACATCTTTCATAGCTTTATCCTCCTATTAAATAAGGAATAGTACGCTAAGCCTATTCCTTATTATTTTCTTTTATTTTTTCAAAAAATTCTTTATTCTTTTGATACATTTCTTTATCTATGTCATATTCTTCATTGACTTTAAACAGTATCTTTCTATCTTTCTGACATTGAGTTTTACATCTTACTTTCATGTTTTTTCCTCCTAGTTAGTTGCTGGTGTTAAAAGTGTGTCTAGATATTGTATTGCTGCTGCTTCTGTGTCTAAAGTTTTGTGTTTTTCCCAAGTTCCTGCCGAAAAACCATTCATTTCTTCTGACAAAGGAAATACTGTTGCTTCTATATTAGTAGTAGCAAATTCAACACTCTCTCCTCTTGTCTTTCTATCTGTTGTTATTTTTGTGAATTTTACTCTTGGAAAGAACTCTACTTTCCATTTTTTTACGCCATCTATTATTTTAGGAACAACGTGTCCAAATCCACACTCTGGTGCAGTATCATTTACAGTTGAAGTTACTTCATCTTCTTCTGATACATCGTTTCCCAACAACTCAGCACAAACAGTATCTTTATCATCAGTAACTACAATTGACAAAGTGCCTTTTTTGAAACTGTAATCACTTTCTGCAAGTGCATCATCCCCATAAAGTTCAGCAGAATTATATTCTGGCGAAAATTTACTTTCTACCATCTTAGGTAGAGTTGGCACTTGTGAATCCGTAAGAGTCTTATATTTCTTTGTTGTTGCGTCTATTTTATTATATTTTCCTTTTTTTAAACCTATACTAGCCATTTATTATACCTTCTTTCTCGAATGTAACTGTTCGATGATATAGTCCTGTATCTTTTTCATACATTTCTTCACTGTCACCTGTCCAAATCCATTCGTTTTCTTTCATTATTTTTTTTATTTCTTTCATTATTGCTAAATAATTGCCATCGCTATAAATATCTATGTCTACTGGTGTCTTTGTATATAATTCTTCGTCATCTCCGCTTAGTTCTGGTTCTTCTTCTAACAAAGTCCATACTACATAAGTTTTGCTTTTCCCTGTGTACTCTATATGTGCTGTTTCTATGAGATTTTTATTCACTTCTAATTTTGAAAATATTTTTTTTAATTCTTCATTCATTTTTTACTCCTTCGGCAGATATTTTTCTTGTATTTTTAACATTGCATCCTCGATTTCCTTTTTTTTAAATGATTTTCTAAAAAAAGGCTTCTTTTTTTCTCCAGAACTAGTTCCATATTCTCTTGCTAAAGCAATTAGTGGAATTGGCACACCGTTCGGATATTGTTTGCTCTTTTTTTCTTTATCGTATCCGTAAAAAGCAATTTTACTTGCTATTTCATCATTAGATGTGCGATAAACTTTTGTAATTCTTAGACCTTTTTCTAGTGCTTTTGTTGTTTTAAATGATTTTTTCATGTTAGACTTAACGTTCTTGTATACTATATCTGCTCCAACTTTCGTCATTTCTTTCATCATTTCTGTTGCATTGTCTTCAAGCCCTTCGAATTGTTTAATTAGCTCTCTTGGTAATTCTTCTTCAAAATTTGCCATTATTTTGTTACTCTCTTACATTGCATTTCAAGTTCTACGTTTGCCTCATCTACATTATTTAGATATTCTATTGTATATGTTTTTCCTTTATATTCAATATTTATTTTTCTATTTAATTTATAGTAAGTTTCTTCAACTTTTTTAGAATATCTAATAGTAAAATTTGTATAAGCTTTTTCAAAGTCCGTATTGTTAGCTATCAATGTAAAACCTTTTGTAGTCTTAATTTTTGCGTAGGGCTCTAAAATAATTTCTTCTTCAGCCTTTTCTTTGAATCCTTCTCCGTCTTCTTCTTTTTTAAAAGCGAATATTTTTATTTTTTTATTATAATCTCCTGCATTTATCATAAATTATTCCTCGTATGCATATCTAAAATCGTTTGTACTGTTTTATTTGTATTTGTTTTGTCAACATATAGACATCTATTATCATACATATCTTGACAAAGAATATAAATAACTATTACAAAATCAGAATAAGTGTCAAGTGTTTCTTCTTGATCTTCTCCCTCTTTTTTTCTTGATATACCAGTATAATTTTCAATATAGTTTATGGCTACTTCTAACAATGTAGACAAGTCTTTTTTTAAAGACTCGTCTACACTTTCTAATCTTAAATAATTAGCAATTTCATTTGCAGTTATCTCACTTGCTTTCATAGCTCGTCCTCCTTCTTAGGAAGTTATTTGCCTTCTGTGTCTGCTGCTCCTGACACAGCTACTGCTATTTTTTGTGTATCTTCTACTTTTGCATCTATTTCTCCCCATGCAACAACGCCAATTGCATGTTGAGCAGCATATAATTCATTTAAAATTTGAATCTCAGATTGTTCAGATTCTTTTACTGCTAATCCAGAAAAATCTCCAAACATTACTACAGGTGTTGATGCAGTTCCTAAAGGTTTTAAATTATCAGAACAATAAACATCATTTCCCATCAATTTATAATTCCATCTAGCTGTCGAATCTTTTTCTAATAAATAATTTCCTTGTCCATCTTTAAGTTTTCTTATTATTTTTCTTGTTGCTTTATTCATTACCCAAATTGCATCTGTTGCATAAACATCAGGAACTAACTCTTGTGTATCTATTAATTCATCTGCAGTTATTGATGATTTTTTTGCAAGAACAACTTTCATGTTTGTTGAATCGTAAGAACCCACAACCCCTGAAACTTTGCTTGTTGTTCCATTTAATAATTCTCCTTCTAAAAATTTTGCAATTTTTTTAGACATTTTATTTATAACGTATTCAGTTAATTTAAAATCTGAATTTTTTAACAAAGATTTTGAAATTTTTGTTAATGCTCCATATAAGAATCCAGTTAGTTCTATACTACCTGTTTTTGCCGAATGACTTGTTAAATCAGTAAATTCAGTTGCATAAGCTACTGTTATAGCATCAGAGCTTTCGTCTTCTTTAGGTATGCTTATTGTTCCTCCTATTGGATATTTTGTTGACAATTGATAAATTGGACATATATCTTCGACTTTTTCTATAATTTTTTGTACAATAGTTTTAGGTATAACTGCTCCATTGTCTCCTTTAGTCAATTGAGTTTCCGCATTTTGAATCTTCCCTGCTTGTGCTCTAATATAAGCTGCAAAGTTCTTAATATCTCTTTCTTCTTCTGTTAATCCTTTATCTGTTACTTCCATTCTTCCTATTTTTGCAATTCTTTCAGCTCTTGCTAAAGTTTCATCAATATTTTTTATTTCTTTTTCCATTTTGTCGAAATTTTCGATTTCTTCATCGTTCATTTCTCTTTCTTCTTCTTTTGCCAAGTTTAAAATGTTTTCCATTTTATCTTGTAATTCATTTCTTCTTTCTTTTAATGCTTTTTCGTTCATATTTTTTACCTTCCTTTTTTTAATTTCTTATAAAATAAAAAACAACTAGAATATAGTTGTTTTGTTATTTTTTTATACTAAATAATCTTTTTTCAAAATCTGAATAGTCAAATTTTGGCTTTTCTGTCACATTCCTTAATTGTTTAGGAACATTCTTGTATTTCTTAAATAATTCTGAAGCACATGCTGCAACTTGTTTCTGTTCTTTTATTAAATTAACATCAAATGTTTTATCTGTCTCTTCTGCTCCAAGCCAACTTTCTGCATTGATTAATTCTTTTACTTTTTCTTCATCAACTTTTGCTTTTTTCATATAAAGCGGTATCATTGTACTATTTTCTATTGTGTTCAAAACATCTATGCCTTTTTGAAAATCCAAAGCATTTCCATAACAACAGCTGATTGGCTTGTGTATCATTACTACTGAATTTTCATATATGTTTATATCATCGCCCATCATCAAAATAAATGTTCCTGCGCTTGCACATAATCCATCAACGTATGTATGAATTTTTGTTCCAACATCTTTTAATCTTTGCAACATACTACATATTGTAGTTGCAACAAAAACTTCTCCGCCAGGTGTATTCATATAAATATTTAAGTCAGATATCGTTCCTAAATTATCAAGTTCTTCTTTAAAACTTTGTAATCCAATTAAATTTTTATCTTTTTCGCCAGTCCACCAATCCACATCATCTGTCACTATTTCGCCATATATGTATAAATCAGCACATACATTTGGTATTATATTCTTTATTTCATAAAATCTATTTTTCAATTTTATTCTCACCTCCTCCTGCTTTTTTTGTACTATCTGTATTAGGTGTATAAATATTGCCTGTTTGAGGATCTAATAATACATCGCCTAAACTGAAGCTGTAAGTATCTAATCCATTAACTTTATTCAAGTTTTCTTTGTATCTAACTTCATTTCTAGATAATATTCCCATTTCGATTGCTGTTTTATAAGCTTCATATCTTTCATTTAAGCTTCCTTTTAGTAATTCATTTAAATCTGCTGCAAAATAATAGTTTTCTTTTTCAGATTCGAGTAGAAAATCTCTATTTAGAGATGTGCAAAAGGCTGTCGTAATCGGAATTATCGCTTCTTTTATGTAATCATCATATTTGCTTCTAATGCGAAATAAATCTTTAATTTCGTCAGCAAAAGTTTTTGTTTTTTCATCTAATTGATTTTCAACAGAAGTGTTAGATGCTTCTTTAAATTCCATTCCGTCATTCAAAATAATACAACTAGCATTTCCATCATAATAATCATTCCACGCTCTTTTTAATTTTTCCATTGCCTTTTCATCTAAATGTTTTATTGCCCTTAAAAATCCTTTTTTATTTCCGCAAGTTTTCATTAAGTCATTTTCAAGTAATATTCTTTGATATGCAGATTGAAGCGATTTATTGATACTGCTAACCATTCCATCTCCTGTAGCTCCGTCTTTTGTGTTTCGTAATAATTTTATGAACTGGTAGCTATCATACTTTTTTCCATCTACAAATATTTTAAAATATTTGTCTATTTTATCTACATTTTTAAATATTGTTACATATTGTTCTTCTACATAATTTAACCCTGTGAATTTGTTTCGACTTCTCTTTATAAATGCATAGCCACCTTTTCCTAGCAAATAATCTTCGCAAATAGCTCTTTTAAATTGAAAACCATCTAAAGTATCTTTTGTATCACTATTTATTATTTTTACTCTTTCATCAGTTACTTCTTCAGCTTTTATTGCTCCATTACTTTTTGTTTTTTTATATAGCTTGATTGGTATAGTTGCAAAAGTATCACATATCAATCCTACACAACTATTAACAATTGGAATGTCTAATGCTTTTTTTCTAGTAATATCTTCTCCACCAATAAGGGCTTTTAATAAGACATCATCAATTGTTGTTTCATCAGTTATACTTTCATCTTTTATTGTTTTTTTTAATATATTAAATATTTTCACATTATCACCTCCTTAAAAGCTTTGAACTACAAATCCATCATTAAGTGATGCCTGTTGCAATAAATAAGTGGCTATAATTGTGCTTACAACCATATCCACTTTTCCATTTGATTTTTTCTTATTAACATATTTGTTCAAATTTGTGTCTTCTGTGCATCTTGCATTTTGAAAATTAATTTCATATAACCTGTCTCCGTCATAGCTAAATTTCTTTTGTAGTATACTTTCTTGTAACCATTTAGTCGGCTGGTGTAACACACTTGAGTGTTGCTTTACTTCAACGCATTCATAACCTGCAGTTTCTAATTTATTAGCTGTTGAAATACAGTTGTATCTATCATATCCGATTTGCACAATGTTAACTCCATACTCTTTTTCTATATTCATTATAAAATCTTCGACAAATTCATAAGAAATTATTTGATTTCCACAAGCAAAGCAACTTCCATCCTCAATGAATCTCTTGTAGTCAGTTCTTTCTTTTTTGTTTTTTTCTTCTATTTTTTCTTTTGGAATAAAAGCCCAACTTTTAGCAAATATTACATCATCTTCAAGCGTTACCATTGAAACAGAAGTATTATCATTTGACATAGCTAAATCCAGACCTAAATATACATCTCTGTTTCTCCAGTCGAATGTTCCTCTTATATTTCTACATTGTCTAAGTTTGTCCAATTCAATATAAGCCTCTCCACTGTTGCTCGGAACAAAATAATTCATGTTTTTTGTTAAATATTCTTCTCTTTCACTTGGTTTTGCTAGTGCTTTCTTTCTATTGTCTCGTATTTCTTCATAATTTTCTTCTACTCTTAAAGGATTTGCCATCTGTAACCCTACATCATCCCACAAATGCTCTTCACTTGCATAATATACTAATGCAAACAATCTGTCGTCTGTTTCTAATCCTTTATATATCTTTTTTAAATACTCTAGCTCATCAAGCATAATAGATTTGTCTTCTGCATAAGCTGTTGTCAACTTGAACATTAGTGGATTTTTAACACTTAATTGTCCAGTTTTCATTGCTCCAACATTTGAGTTATCTTTCATTGCACCATATTCATCCGCAATAAAAGCTGACGGTTTTATCGAATTGTTTCTGTTTGCCTCTGCAGTACGTGGCTGATAAAAGCTATGTGTTAAAGTGCATTCAAGCCTTCCACTTAATGTTTTTGGAATATTAAAATAATCTCTGACTGATGGGCTAACGTTTAATATTTGTGCAATAGCCTTTTTTACTTCACCTGCTAAATCTCTATCTAAACATATCGAATAAAACTCACTATATTCGCTTTCTGTTAGCATTAATATTATGAAAATTAATGCTGCTAGAAATGTTTTTGTATTTTTCCTTGCTATAAATAAAATAACTTCTCTATATCTATATTTTTTAGAGTCTGTTTTATATCTCCATCCAAAAATATTTGCAATAAAAAAAGCCTGGAAATTTTCCAAACCTTCTAATATATTTTTCCCTACAATATTGTTTAATCCTGTCGCATAATTTAGTAATCTTAAAACTCCTTCTATTATTTTTATTTGTTTTTCATCAAAATAGTATGGATAACTTTCGTTCTTCTGCTTTTCTAAATCCTCTAAGAACCATTCACATTGCGTTTTTACTTCAAATGTAGTAATTTCTTTGCCAGAAATGCAATCTTCAGCATATTTTTTTGCTTGTTCTAAAAGCATTATGCCTCACCTCTTAACACTTTAAGAAGATCGCTTTCATTTTTATCTGTTTTTTTAGGAATACTTCTTAATTGTGAAGCTATTGTCATGATATTTTCTTTTTCTATATCGAACATTAATCTTCTTTTATTTTGAATTTGCTTGTCTAAATCAATAATATTTTTTTCCAAAGAATTTATTATGCTGTAATACTCCTTTTTTGATGAACATTCATCTTCTAAATCAAAATCATTTTCTGCCTCTTCTAGTTTTTCATAAAACTTCTCTCTTTTTTCTTCAAACTCATAGCATTCAGCATATAGCAATGCGTAACGATTAATCACGTTTTCATATAGCGCATCTGCCTTGTCTATATTTTCTAGTAAGCTTACTATTCTTTTAAATTCTTTATGTGCAATTTTGTTCTTTTTTACTTCTTTTTTTGGTTTTATTTTTTCATTGCTTTTTAATGCTTCTTCGCCTTCTTTTCTGGCCTTTAATTCGGCTTTAGTTCTATGACTTTTCTTTTCTGAAGTAAGAACTACAAATGGCTTTGTTGGTGTTGGCATGTTATGTTATCTCCTTTCTCTTGATGTGGGAGTTTTTTTTAAGCGAAGGGGTGCAGGTAGGTGTTCCCGCTTCTAATTTTTTTGTTTAATATGGTAGGGGGGATAGTTGTTATATATCTAAGTAATGTATACTTATCTTTATTGTTGTATACTATAGCATTGATTTGATTTCTTTGCATTCCTCTGCTTTGTAATAATTTTATAAATTTTTTCTTACTTATCTTCTTCTCTAGTAATTTTCTTATGTATTTCCATGTAGCTCGAAATGTTTTAACGATACATAGACTTACAGTTTCTACTGTCTCAACTATTTTTTTAAAAACTCTTTCCAAAGTTTCTATTATTTCTTTTGTGTATTCGTTGTATTCTATTGTTATCTTATTACTGTCACCATCACATAAAAATATAATTTTATTCTGCCTATATAATTTCTCAGCTGTTTCTATACTAATATCTTTATAATCCAATTTTATTTTCCTTTCTCATTTCACTTTTGGCAAATCTTTTGTCGAATGTATGTGTACAGCAATCCTTCTTACAATTTCTTTTATTACATTTGCAATTGTTATCTTTATCGCATTCATAAGCTATTTTTATATCCCCATTTTCATATTCATATATTTCTGCTTTGTATACTCCAACAATTCTATTCAATTTTCTTTCTCCTGCTCATCTATTATTTTCTGTACTATTTCTCTTGGTATCTCTTCATTCTCGCACATTTCGTGATGTACACTACATACTGTCAAAAGATTATTATTGTCTAATCTTTTGTTATAATCTTCGTCTATCGGTATGTTATGATGCACCGATAAGTTGTTCATATTATATTTATTTTTTGTATTATATAATTCTCTAATACATATTTGGCACAAATACAAATCTCTTTGTTTAATCTCTTCTCTTTTCTTTTGCCATGCTTTTGTCCATCTGAACCTATCTATCTCTGTTGTCTTTTTTTCTGTTTTAGGTTTGCATGGGCACACATGATTGTATGGTACTATTCCACAATATTTGCATGTTTTTAGCATTTCTTATCATCTCTGTTGTTTGATATGTTGTTTGTTGTTTTTGAACAATTCATTGCTTTTTCTTTGATCTTATTAAGTATTGCCCACATAATTGCTATACTCAACATTCCACAAAATATAGCAACTGGACTTAATATAATTATTAATAATATTTTAATCATTTTTCTTTCTCCTTTTAGCAAAATAAAAAAGCACTTATTAAAGTGCTCTCTTCATATCTTATAAGGTTTTATTGTCTTAATGGCTGTCCAGAGTTATCTCTATAGCCTCCTGAAGCTATTTTAATTAAGTCTGCTATCGTTCCTATCAAAAACCAATTTGCAGTGCAAATCTTAACAATTCCTTTTCCATAATTTCCTAAATAAAAATCATGTATTCCTCCAAGTCCTACAAATCCTAAGCAACATAATCCCAAAGCTTTTCCTTTAGATTTGTCACTCGTTATAGTTGTGTAGTTTGCCATATAATCATCTCCTTTTTTAGACAATTATATTATAGCATTTTTCTTGTGTCAAATTTTGTCATAATTTGCATTATTCTTAAATTTTATAGTTTGTCTTCCTTCTCTTTTTCAAATCCACTACACTTTTTATATATTCCCTTCTCTTTATCTATTACACTTTGTACTTTGTTTTTACATGAGTTTATACATTCACAGCATGTATTGTTTTTGTTAAGTCTTAATTTGTTTCCACATTTTGTGCACTTATATAGATTACTTGCTGTTTCATTTCTTATTAATATGTAATTATGTTCACATCCGCAACATTTGACTTGTTCTGGACACTCTTTGCATTTGTATTTTAGACATAATTCACTTACCATTCCTTTTATTCCTTTGTTTTATTAATATAAACACTACGTAACAATACATGTATCATAGCGAGTTAGTCTTATTTGCTCGCTTCAATGTCATTCCGACAACAAGACTAAATGATTTTTTATATTGCTACGTACTATTTATACGAGTATAACTAGAATCACTCATAATAAATTTATTTTAGGAGAGCAATTTTAATTTATAAAAAGGGGAAACATCAACTATCTAGTATCATTGATTATATGAAAGCATGAAAAAAGAGCTATTTTCTAGCTCTTGAACTTATATTCACTTTTTCACAATACAATTATAACACGGTTTTTTTATAAAAAAAGGGCAAAAAAAGGGCAATTTATTTTTTTAAATATTTTTTTGCATTATTAGTAATCCATTCTGCTATTGATATTCCTTCTTCTTTTAGTTTTGCTTTTAGTTCTGTTCCTAGTTCTTTATCGATATTTCCTCTTACTTCTTCATATTTATTCTTTTTCCATGCGTTTTCTTTTTTATAATCTCTTGACATATTATCACTTCCCTTTTATAATATTTGCAAAGAGGGAATTGCACTTCCCTCTCTACTATGGCTTACTTTTGTGCTTGTCGTTCTTGATTTAATTTGTATAAGTACATTTCAGTTTGCCATTTGTCGACTTTCTTTATGAAGGTCGGCTCTTTTTGTTTTTTTAATAATTTCTTTAGTATCATTTTCTCACCCCTTTCCTCTTGGTATGTATATATTATACACTACTGTGCGTAGTATGTCAATGCTTTTTTAAACTTTTTTTAAAAAACTTACAGCCTTTACGGTTGTAAGTTTTCTTTTATTTTATTTAATTCTTTATGTACTGTATATATAAGTTTTCTTTTTCTTCTTTTATAAACATCTTCACTTATATTAAGCTTATCTATTATGTTCCATTTGTTTTCTTCGCCGCTTCTGATATTCCTCTTCAAATATATCGTTTGCTATTGAATCTACTAACAGCAGTGCTTGAATAACTGCTTTATATTCTCTAATTGATTTTTGTAATTCTTCATTTTCTTCTAACTTTATTACTTTATTTAAAGTATTATCTCCAACCGAATATGGAGCTTTGGGTAATCCATCACATGGTGCTACACTTATATTTAATATATCTCTTTGAATATTTATTATATTAATACAATTATAATTATATCTTTTTAAGCAGCCTTTTGCTTCTCTATATTCTTCTTTACTTAATCTTCCCATGTTTTCCTCCTTCGTTTATAAATGCAACCCTGCATTTATTTTTCTATCTCTTATTTGTTTAGTTGTAAATCCTAAATCCCAATATTGAAAACATTCTCTTCTTCCGTATTCATCTTCATATAGTACATGATTAGGATATTCTTTTACTTTTTTCATACCTTTAAAATTTTCTGGTACTTCCATTATTCTATTCCTCACTTTTCATTAGTTCTCTTTTATATTCTTGTACAATTTGAAACGCTTCAATTCCTCTTATTTTACTGCCTATTCTATTATCTATGTAATCATCTATTACTGCTTCTACATAAAATTGTAAATTGTTTTTTTCTTCGTAGAAAAATTCCAAAGTTAAAGTTTTATTCTTAAAATGTTTTTTGTTTTCATCAATTATCTTTATAATTAAAGTATCCCACATTCCATTTCTATAAAATTGAACATCTTTTATTTTTATATTTTTTCTATAATCTTTTTTTATTATTTCTGAAATTTTATTCATTTTCTCTCCTCGCTTTCTAGTAGCTCTTGTAAAACTTTTATCTGCTCTAATAAATCACTGCCACCCCAATAGCCTTTCTCGTCTGTCAGCTCTTCTACTTTCTTTTTTAATTCTTCTATCTTGTCTTGGACTTTTGATTTTGAAATGAAGTTCAACTCAATTGTCTGTGGCGTATAAATATGTGTCTTGTCATATTCTACTTGTTCTTCTAACCTATTATTTTCTTTTAATACTCTTTTATAATCTGATAAAATACGTTCTATTGCTTGGTCTAATTTAGGTCGACCTTGATTGTCATTCATTTTATGTGTCATTCCTGCATAACTTTCTAAAAGATGTATATCTCTTTCTATACTATTTTCTTTCACTTAAAACACCTCCTAAATTTTAGCTTTAAAATTATAAATAGGTCTTATTATTTTTTGTATTTCTACAGTATCTTGAATATTATCTATTATTTCTTGCATTGGTTTATATACAAAAGGTGCCTCATCTATTGTTTCTTCAACTACACTTGTTGTATATATTCCTTTCATACTTTCTTTAAAGTCGTCTAATTTGAATGTTTCTTTTGCTTTTATTCTTGACATTATCCTGCCTGCTCCATGAGGTGCTGAATTATTCCAATCTTCATTCCCTTTTCCTACTGCTATTATTGAACCATCTCTCATATTTATTGGTATTAATACCTTTTCTCCTTCTTTTGCTGATATAGCACCTTTACGAACTATATTATCTTCGAAAGATATATAATTGTGTATTGTTTCAAATCTATTGCTCATAATAAGTGGATAATTTATTTCTGGAATATATGTTAATTGAAAATAATTCATTAAAATTTCTTTTGCTATTTGTAATCTATTCAGGCTTGCATATTCTTGACATATTTTCATATCATGTAAATACATATCTCTATATTTTCCTTCTAAATAGCATAAGTCTTTTGGCAAATTAGGTTTATTATTTTTATATTCTTTTTCTAAATCTTTCAAAGCTTGTTGTATTTCTGATTTTCTTCCTTGTTCTTTATATTCTTTTATAATTTTTTCTTTTTTCTTAAACAATTCTTCTTTTCCAGAACATAATTCTATTGCTAAATTTTGATAATAGTCAGCTACTTGTTTACCTAAATTTCTGCTTCCTGTATGTATTACTAAATATTTATTGTCTTCATCATCTATATCAACTTCTATAAAATGATTTCCACCACCCAATGTTCCTATTGCTCTATTAAATTTCTTACTTTCTTTTAATTCTCTCAAACAATATAATTCATTTATCTTTTCAAAATCTATTAATTTTTGTTCTCTTATATTTCTTCCTGCTGGTATATATTCATTTATTATATTGTCTAATTTTTCTAAATTTAACTCAATATTTCCTAATTCTACACATAACATTCCACATCCTATATCTACTCCAACAATGTTTGGTATAACTTTATTCCCTAAATCGGCTGTGAAACCTATTACACAGCCTTTTCCAGCATGAACATCTGGCATTATTCTTACTTTACAGTCTTTAAATGGTTCTTGCTCTAATAACTCATCTATTTGTTTTATTGCTTCTTCTTCAATATTTTCAGTAAATATCTTTAAATTTCTATCAGCTGTTTTCACTATGTATCACTCCTCTCCAATATTAAATTTTTTTAACATTCCATAATCATCAATTAAATCTTCAAATTCTACATCTGTTAAACCAAATATTTCTATGTATTCATAACCATAACAATAGTCAACTATTATTCCATCCTCATCATACACTGTTTCCATAATGTCACCTATTATATTTCTTGTATTAAATGCTTGCTCGTTAGGATAATTTTTTTGTAAAAATCTTTTTAATTTATCTATTTTACTCATATCTTATTTACTCCTCTCTTAGCTTTCTTCCACACATTGGGCAATAATTTATTTGAAAAAACTGACTTGGTTTATATCCATCATTGTCTTGTCCTTCTATTTCAACATATAACATATATCCCCAAGACTTTTTTTGATTAATAATTTCCATATGTGTTTCTTCTTCATTGTCTATATCTAATATTTTTTTATTATTTATTATTTTTCCACAGTATTCACACATAACATTACTCCTTTGCTCTTTCAAAACATTCTTTAGGTATGTATAAGCACATTCCTGAATCTTCCCCTTCGTATGCACAAGCTCTTGCAAATTCTTTATCTTCACCTGCTGATATTAATGTTTTATAAATCGTATTATCAAAAGCTCTACTTGTCTCTTTTGAATTTGTCCCTAATATTACATACCCTTTTCCAAATTCACTATAATAAGCAATATATATGTGTCCTAACATTTCTTCAAACTCTTTTTGTTCTTTGCCTGTTTCTTCATCTATTGGTAATTTAACAAATTTTAATTTTTCTATTTTCTCTTTCATATTTACTCCTTTACTACTAAATCTGCTTTGATTAAATCGTAAGTTATGTTGTACGTTAAACTACATAAATCTAATATTTCATATCTTTTGTTTCTAATGTCTATACTTGCAAAGTTGTGTTCTTTTTTTCTTAAAACTAATAAATGTGTATATTCATTTTTTTAAATCCATATTTTTCAAGTTCTTTTAAATCTACACCGTTCTCTTATTTTTAGCATATCTATTCTCCTCCTAAATTTCTTCTAATTTGTAGACACTTGGTTCATCACAGCCATTGTAATAACAATAATGTACTAATCTTAATTCATCTCTACCTATTTCGTTAAAATATTTTGCAAACATTCTTGAATACTTTTCAAATTCTGTATCTGCTAATAGTCTTACATTTTCAAAATCCCCACTTGCTCCATATTCATAATCTAATTGATAATCTAAGAAATAATCTGTTTTATCATTATCAAAATCTTCTCCATAACCAATTGTAAAATCATTTTTTACGTTATAATCATCTTTCAATTGAAATTTTTCTAATAATTCCTCCATCAAATCGCTGTCATCTTTCAATTCCTCTATTATATTTTGTGGTATTTTAAATCTTACACATTTTTTTCTTACATAATCACTCATCGTTCTTCTCCTCCTAATAACTATTTTTCTACAATTATTTCGTCTACATAGCAATTAGTCATAAAATTTGGTGTATATCTAATTTTAAATTTGTTTTTATTATTTTTATCTTTGCCTCTATATTCAAACTTTTGAAGTCTGCCAATATCAAAATCTTCAAATAATTCATTTATTGTCTTTATTAATTCCTCTCTATTCATTCATTTTCTCCTCCTACTATCTTTAATATTTCTAATATGTAGTATTCTTTATTAGGTTCTGCACCCCATTCTTCTTTGCCTTGTCCTACTCTTAATTTACATCTGCACTTTATTTTTGGAGACATTTTAGAGTAACCATTTCTAAATATTATCTCTGCTGTTTTATCTTTGTAATTTAATCCAAATATCTTTTTAAATCTAGTATGGTAGTATTTTTTAAATTCTCTATATTCTTCCTTCTTCTCGCCACTTTTTATCATGTCAAACCATTTCTTTTTAATTGGTAATATTAACATTCTTCTCCTCCTACTTTATTTCAATAAAAATACATATTTACTCTATGTTTATAACAATGTTTAAACATGTTTAGCCACAATTGGTGCATATCATAAAAATTCATCTCTACATAATTATGTCCTTGTATTTCTACCTTTAAGTCCTTCATTACTTCATATATTTTCTTACATTCTTTAGGTGTTAATTTTCCGTCACAATCGCTATGCCATAAAAATATATCTAAATCATCATTACATAAATTATTCCATTCAAATATTTCTTTTTCTTGTAAATTATCTATAAAAGCTTTTTCATATAATTCTCCCAATCTTTTGTTGTAAGCACTTGCAACCTTTCGCCTATATACGTTAAATGTTATATAACCGCAATGATATGTATCTTTCCATTCTAATCCTTTTATACTTATATCTAGGCCCACTACTTCTCCTCCTACTTTGATTTTTCTATCTCTATGTATAAGTCTTTGCAATTTTCTTCTAAATCGCTTATCATACTTCTTTGCATTTCTGTTATATCTTCTAATGCTTGTTTATCTTTCTTTAATGCTTCATATTTTACTGCTGTGTCCCAAGACATAAAGCATATTATTAACGCTAATATTACTAGTATTGCTGTTATTATTGTTTGTGCTTTAAAATCTCTTTTTATTTCGTTTAATGTCTTGTCTTGAAGTATTTTTACTTCTTCATATTTCTTTATATTCATCTTTCTTCTCCTTCTAACCTTTCTCTTGCGTTATTCCACTTCTCTTTATGTACTTCTTTTGCAAATCTTTTTCTTTTGTATTCTTCATACTCTAGTTGTTCTTTATTTACTTTTAAACTTTCTTTAAATTCGTTCATTAAATCTCCTCCATTTCTACAACGACCTTATCTGCTGTTCCATATTGTTTAAAGAGTAACAAAGCAGTAACTTGATTATCATCTTTGTAAGCTAGTCCATTTAATGCGTCTAGTATTATTTTTGCTATATTATCTATGTCTGGCTTATGCATATAGCCTTGTTCCCAGTCTATTAACTCTGCTCTTTTCTTTTTGCTTAATCTTCTAGGTGGCTCAAATACTGCTGTTATTTTCATTTTTATTTCTTTTTCGCTTGGTTCTACTTTGTATTTGTTTTTAAAGCTTAACTTTACTAAATCTTCATAATCTCTTGTTTTTTGTGGTGTATATGTACCATATTTTCCTAGCCTTGGCCTTCCCTTTCCTGTTGGCTTTCCTAATATTTCAAATTTCATATTTTCATTTGTTCTCCTTCCACTAGTTTAAATTTCAATTGCTCTATTGTGAAATACTCACACTCTTCTACTCCTTTGAAGTTTTTATTTTCTAGCTTATTACAACCTAAACATTTTTTACATAGTTCTGTCATAGGCTAGTCCAATCTAGGTATGTGTTGCATATTTATTGCTTCAAAGCCTTTTTGTGTCATTCTATATACTGCAACTTGCTTCCCTGTGTATTGGCATTTTTTCTTGTCTACTACCTCTACATATTCCATATTTTCTAGTTCTGTTAATCTTGGAGCTGTGTAATTTCTTTCTGTGCTTGGTATATAACCTAATTCGTATAATTCAACTGCTATCTCTTTTGCTGTTTTATTTCCACAACATAATCTGTCTAAAATTTGTTGATATCTCATTTTTTGTTTTGGTTTTATATCTTCAAAACTTAATTGTCTTGTTATTGCTGTTATCATGCTTTTACCCTCCTTCTAAAGTTTTCTCTTATAATGTCTTTTATGTTTTCGCTTATTATAGGGCTATTTTGTAGCATTCTCATACTTCTAACTATTTCATCGTTTGTTGGCTTGTTCTCTTGTATATTTAATCCCGTTTCTGCTATTGTTGGTATATAATATTTGCTTTTATTTTTAGGGTCTGCACATTTCGTTCCATCATATCTTTCACACCTTCCACAATCGCATACAGCTGAATATTTATATTTTTTGTTGTTTATCTCTTTTGTATAAAATACGTAACCTGCTCCGTTGCATTTTTTACAACTACTTTTTATTTCTCTTTCTTCTTTTTTTGCTGTGTAAGGTATTTGTTTATGTACTTGTAAAATATCTGCTAATCTAGGCATAAATTTGTTTGTTCTGTAGATGTCTGATAATATATAATTAAATCTTTCTACACTCATAAACTTTAGATTTTCATACCAAATATCTCTTTCAACTTCGTTTAATTTTTGTCCATAAAAATTTTCTATTTGGTCTATATAGCACTTAAATTCTTTTCTATCCATCTTTTTTTACCCATTCATCCCAATCCATTTCTTGTTTTTTAGGCTGATTTCTCTTTACTGCGTCTACTACCCATTTTTTTATACAAAGATAATGAGATTTGGCTTTATATCCTTTCATTTCAATGTACTCGTCTAAATATTTGATAAGCTCCTCCCAGTTTTGGTAATTTTCTTTCAGTGTCTGCAATTCTTCATCTTTCAACAGCACATTTTTATACTCTCCGTATTTATGTTTTCTGTTGGCTTTTGCAGTATCAGCTGAAGAAGCTTCTTCGGAAGCTGGTAAATTATCTATACTATCCTTACCTAACCTATCCTTACCTAACCTATCCTGTGTCGACGGTTCGTCGACGGTTCGTTGACTAATATTATTAATTAATCTATAGCTCTTATTTTCATCTAATGTTAACATAGCTTTTTGTTCTTTATATTGTGTTTCATTATAAGTATCTTTTCTTATGTAATTATGAATTAACCAATGCTTTATTACGACTATTCCATTTTCAAAAGGAATAACAAATTTCTTCGCAATGAGGACTTTCAAATCGTCATCTGACGCTCCTGTCATTCTTATTATTTTTTTAGGACTATTTATGAATCCGTCGTCATCTGCTCTCATAGATAAATCATAATAAAGCAATCTTGCTGATGTAGGCATGTCCAGAAAAGCGTCACTATCTATTATTGTTTTAGCAAACATCCTTCGTTCTGCCATTTCTTTCTCCTTTCGTAAAAATCAGAGGTTAAGTTTGTGCCTAACCTCTGTTGCTATTTTTAATTTTTATTTCTCCAGTATGTATTTTTGTATGGCATATTCTACATACTTCTATTAAATTTTCTTTTGTGTCATTTCCTCCAGAGCCTTTTGTTTTTATGTGGTGTTTTTCTGTTTGTCCTTTTTTACCACATATTTCACATATTCCGTTTTTTATCTTGCAAAAGTTTTTTATTTTTTATTCTTTTTTCTTTAGGTACTGGATTAAATGAATTATTTAGATTTGTTACTATCATTTTTTTAGCCACTTCCTTTTCATATCGGCTATTTCTTCAGGAGTT